ATCGGCTGCGGCTGACCCATTAGCCACCATTAATCGATTATTAGTTGTGTCATACACAACTTTTCCGGCAACTTTGCCAGTTGTATTAACTGCGTTTGCAATAGCCGCAATATTTGCGGCAGAAATTGTTTGGAGTACCAACCCAGAAGTAACCGTCTGCTGTGCAGTAAATGTTTGTGCGACATCTAGTTTAGCGGTATCAGCATCATAACCCTGCACTGTTGCACCGATATTAGATGCAAGTAAAACATTTGACCCCTCAACGGCAATAACTCCTGCTGAAGCCCGCGTTATAGTTGTATCCGTTGCAGCGCCCAGTTCAATCCCAGTAAATTGTGGCGAGTCCCCTGTACCCAAACCAAGGCTTGTTCGTACTGTAGCCCCAGACTCTGCAACCCAATTAGTGCCGTTACCAACAATAAAATTACTATCAGTTTTAGCTAACCCAGAAATATCGGTTAGTCCCGTATTGATAGGTTGTTTCTCAGTATCTAGTTCGGCAATTGCTGTAGGAACAGTCGTTGCGGCAATACCACCAGATGGTGTGTAGGGCAGATCACCTACTAATCCAGCAGCAAGTTGTGAACGAAGGATGCGTTTAGTCGTATTTGTGCTTGTATCAAAGATAACAAGGTTGTCATCATTCGCAGTACCTGAACCGGCAATGGCAGTAAGATCGGGAATTCGCTGTCCGGGCATCTCTTATCTCCTTAGTAGACGGGAGCCGAAGCCCCCATCCAATTACATTACGCTGGCGTGATAGGAGTAGTACCGTCTGCATCAACCCAAGTCGAGTTAGCATTAGCACCAGTCGCAATTTTAAGCGTGCTGAGAGTAGTATCAAAAACAATAGTACCAGCAGCTTTACCAGTTGTATTAACTGCATTACCAATAGCAGCGATTTGTACTGACGTTGCAGTGCGTAGCTGAATATACCCAGCAGTTGCATCTACGTTGCCAGTCAGTGTGCCGGTTGCAGTAGCGTTAGTTAGAGTAGCACCGGACAAGGTAACATCATACAAAGTACCGCCTTGTATTGTTACATTGTCCTGTGTAATTCCACGATAGACACCCATAATAATCTCCTTAAAAGATAGGGGTTTTACCCCCTATCGGGTTTACTCGTAGTTTGCAGCTACGTTAGCAACAAACGCAAATACATTGATAACACCAGTTGTTGGAGCAGCGGTGTTAATCAAAATATCTAACGTATCAGCAGTAGCAGACAAGTATGGATTAGCTAAGTTAGCAACGGTATATCCTAAGGTAGCGATAGGCGCATCGTTAGCCAATAAAGCCGGAGTACCACCGGTTGTACCAAGGTCAAAAGTAGCAGTACTTGCGTCAACTGTAGTAACTTGAATACCACCAGTTAATACAACAGAGCCAGCTGGTAAGTTGATAACTTGCAGTGTGTCAGCAGCAGCAAGTGCAGTAGCACCAGCAGCAAGACGCGCAGCAACGATTTCAGTAAAATCAAGTTTAACTTCAAACTTGGAAATAGAATTAACATCAGCAGGGAATGCAGCAGTGCCTTTGTTAAAACCGATAGAGTCGGTAAATGCAGTCATGATAGTTTCCTTTTAAAGAATAAATTAACGGGGGCCAAAGCCCCCATCCATTAGAACGATACAACAGCGGTGGACAAAGCCTCGCCTTTAACAACTTGATAACCGTAAACTTGTAAGCCACGGATAATGTTGCCGAAGGTAGACTCTGAACGGATAGTTTCCATGTTTGTCATCTGAGATGCAAAAGTGAAACCCATCTTGTGTCCAGCGATAATGTTGTACTTACCTGCTGATACATACAAGTTATGGCTAACATAAATCGTAAAACGATCAACCATACCAAGACGACCATTACGAACGATAGACATGCTGTCACCAGTTAGTGAAGCGTCTTTCAATTCAGATTTCTTAATTAAACCAGCCATTTTAGCTGGGATAACTACGAAGCGGTCACCTTCAGGAGCATTAGCTTCATCAAGTACGGTACCCATATCTACCAATAAGTCAACAACGGAAGTTGTGCTACCTGCGCCATCTTTGGTAACAGTCAATGGAGCACCAGTTGTACCAAGGTTGAACGAAGCAGACTGTTCACCAGCGGTTGCGCCTTTGTTGAAAGCGCTAACACCGGGGAGGATGTCTGTCAAAACACGTTGGTCAATCTTAATCTTCATACGCTCAGAAGCGTCTTTAGACCATGTGTCCATTAAGTTAATATCAGACTGAACCTTGTCCACATCATCTTCTACGCAAGCGAAGTACTCGCCTTTGTCGATTACAAGTTGGATTTTTGGTTTGTCTGGGTTTTCTACAGTTAAAGTTTGACCTTTAACGTAGTCACGAATGGTGATCTCAGGAGTGGTACGGATATTAACCGTGTCACCGTACTGACGAATCTCGCCTTCGTAGGTTGTATTGGAGATAGCTGCTAAGACAGTTGCGTCATAGAAGTTTTCGATGAGTTTGCCGGACCAAATTTCTGGGATAAAGTTACCGCTGTAATTTGGGCGGCCGGGGGAGACGGGATATGACATGATATTTTTCCTCTAATCAAGCATTGACAGATATACGATTCTCTCGCTGTGCAGCGAAAATATCGCGTTCGGTTCGGTCACGCTCTTGTTCACGGCCTTTGTATTTCCCTTTGCGAACATCTTCAAAAAACTTTTGGATGTCACTAGGAGTATACGTCTTGCCTTGTTTGGAAGCAGGAGTTCCGGTGCTTCTTGAACGACCGGGGTTAACTTGCTTTTCCAACTCAGAACTTGAAGCGTTACCAGTGGATTGAGCAACGGGGGCTTGTCCAGTACTCTCAAGCCATGTACCGAAAAAATTAGCAACACGGCGCGAATCAAGCGACCGTTGTGCATCATCAAGATATGTTTGCCGTGTGATACCAGTTAGTGGGTCAGCTTGTAACAACCATGTCTGGAAGTCTTGATTATCATTAACTTCTTTCCAATTAGGAACTACAAATGATAGATCACTCCAGAACTGTTGTTCTGCGTTTAGTTGTTGGCGTTGAGCAACCGCTTGTACTTGCGGAACGACATTGTTCTGCATTGCACGAAGCATGTTTTCAATCTGAGCAAGGCGTTGTGCGACAGGGGTTAATTCCTCTCGACTAACCTTACGCATCACATCAAGAGACTCACCGTATTCCTCAACATCTTTATCAGATACAAGTTGTTCGACTTGAACTGAATGTTGGGCAGGAGCCTGTTGCTGTGCAGATAGCGAAGCCAATAACTGTTCCATTTGCTGGACACGTTGCGTCATCTCCTTATTCTGCTGGTGCAGACGGGGGACTTCAGCGTTATACATACCTTGAAGTGTCTTGTACTTCTGGGTGACATTTTCTTCAGGAAGGTTTTCATCACCAGTCTTATGCTCAGTTGCTGGTAATGGAGCAGCATTGTTCGATGCAGCGTTCTCGTCGGCTTGCGATGAAGTTGTATTAACGCCCTCATTCGACGTGACAGTACCATCGGCTGGAATATTTTCTTCGCCTGTGTTGTTGTCCGTGTTGAGTTGTTTATACAATTCTTGTACAGCCTCGGTCTGTTTACGAATTTGCTCTGGAAGTGCCATGTTGAACGCTCCTTATGGTATGCGCGATTAGGGCGAGTTTTATAACTTTGCCGCTAAAACAGGGGAATCTTTGGCAAACCGATATAGTTCACCCAAAACCTGACAGCGCCCCTGAAACACTGCCGGTTGATTTATAGCACTAGGTAGCGTTTCTAGTTCATGCCGATACCATGCTTCAATCCACGCCAGAAGTTCTGGGTGTTGTCGCACAGCAGAGGCTAGAGCCTTGACGACTGGAGATTCAGGCTTAATCATGCTGCCATCCCTCCAGCTTGCGGCCTAGTTGTAGCAGCAGCCATTCCACCTTTGGGGGAACCGTCAGGTAACTGTGGTGTATTTGTTTCGGCTTGTGCTTGCGCTTGTTGCGCACTTGCCATTGCCTTTGCTTCAATACGTCCAGAGTAATCCGACTTCTCCCGAGATGGAACAACTTCTTCCACATCCATTTGCAACCCTTTAGCAATCTCCCGAAGGATGGCTGCTCTCCCTTCCTTCCCAATGATCTCAAGATCAACTGGGTTGGCGGTTGCGTTAAGAAATTCAATGCGGCGGATGTTGACTGTTTCCTTGACAGCGAGATTAATCGCGCCCTTGGCAACCACTTCAACATCTCCTTTAATTGATTCATCCTCATCATACCGCATATTGTATACGAACTGGCGAAGCACGATAGGCTTAACCACATCTGTATCAATGTGCATGACGACTTGGCGAATGCCTTTACCAGCAGCACCCATTAACATAGATAGACCAGACGATGTGCGCCCAGCCCCTTGTACATTTAAATCGCCATACACATAAGCAGGAATACCCGAATGGTCATCAGCTAAACGACTGAACTTCTCATAGACCCCCATGAGTTCAGCAGCACGACTGTCGGGTTGTGTGAAACGAATGGCAGGTGCGCTCGAACCGAGTGGGTCATTTGTAACCTGCCATATCTTCCAAGGTGTAAGTTGGGTAATGTCCTCATTTGCTGGGATGCGCTCAAGGTTTACTTCAACCTGCGGTCCAGAGGAGATGCCCATGTTGTTTACTAAGGCGCGTGCGGCTGCATTACAGACCCCTTGGAGGTCTTCAATGATCTCAGGTATACCCTTACCCCAGAAAGCACCGGGACACTTGATAAACGAGGTTTTAGCGTACGGCTTTTCACCTAATGGATCGTAGTTTAGTACCGCTTTAACGACATAATTACCCACCATCCACACGTTTGCGTCGTATTCACGGGCAGAATCAGGCACATCTTCCTCGGTTAAACCCCATTCTATGAGCATTTTACCGCTTACTTTACCCCAAAATTCGAGTGCATCGAACTCCGTTGTAGGCCTCATATACGCATAAAACTTGCGTTCTTCCTCATCTTTTTGCAATTCTACGTCTTCATTGATCCAAGATGTACCGTTTCCGATCTCTAATACCTTACGAATAGCATCATCATCGTAGCCGGGAAGTCCAATTAAGTCGGATAACTCCATACGACTAAGGCGATGGTGCTCAAATAGGTAGCCTTCATTGATATTACTAATGCCCGGCTCAGGATAAATGCGGAATGGGTCAACTCTTTCGTACTCTGGACCTAATCGTTCAGTGGGTTCTACTACTGTTTGCCCTGTAGGGGTTGTTTTCCACCCTAATAGACGTTGCCGACGTACGATTGGACCCTTAATAAACGCAGCAGGGAAGGTTACAAGATCAGTAATGAAGTCATTAAACGCATTTTCCCAACCACCTTGCGCAAATTGGTCTTGAATCTTAATTTTCATCTTATCAGCACGCAGTTGTGACTGATGTAATAGCGCAAAACGGTAGTCCAACGACACCATCTCTTTCATTTCCGCCATATGTTCTGGTGATGGAGCTTGTCCCATATCTTCTACCATCTTTAGCACACGCTGTGCGAACTGGCTTTGTACTTCTTTTGCTTGTACAGGACTAAGATCAGGGATTGGCGTAGCAGTTAAGTCCCATGGTGGACTACCGTTATCTAACAAGATGTCTCTAAGCCATGACTCAGCTGCACGACACTTCACTTCGGTAATCATCATGTAGATTTCAGAACCGCCTTGACCACGAATTTGTTGTAGCTTATCGGCATCATACTGTCCATTGCGTTGGCGCATTGCCTGCAACATAATTTGCTCAATAGGACGTTTTGACATCTCAGCAACATCCCAACACTCACGCAGATAGCCACTCAACCCAAGGATAACAGGTTGGTTTTGCCGATCTGACAACGCCTTATCAGTAGCTTCTTTCTCTTGTTTGTTAAGATCAGAGTTACTAACAACACGTAGGAATGTAAGTCCTGCCATGATTATTTTCTAGTCATTTTTGGGTTAGTTGATGTAAACGAATATTGTTTAACGATAGTTGTTGGCTTAGTAACTAGCCCACCTTTTTTGTAACTTTTCGTTATATCACGGTTTAGTTTCATAGCACCGCCACTACCGCCACCGCCACCGCTACGAGTATTACCCGTATAGTTTTTAGTATACGTATTCTCTGCTATCCGTCTAGCCCGTTCTTCCTCAGCTATCTGGGCAACTTCAGCCCGTGCTCTATCGTTCTTCATTTGCCGAAGAACTCGGGCAGCTTCACGCTCAGTCTCTACAGGATCAGCAGTATATTCGTCATTCATGCGTATTAACCCTTTATATTCCCAACATATTGCCACAACTTATGCATGAAGTATACACATAGTCAAGAAAAAA